GATATGAATTATGAGCTCACAGAGAACATGGTTGAGTATCGCCCTGAACATGAACGCCTCCTTTATAGTTTAGGTCTAGCAGGTTCTGCCTTCAAAAAAGTTTATTATGATCCAAACATAGGACGACAAGTTGCTCTGTATATACCTGCCGAGGACGTGATAGTACCTTATGGGGCTTCGCACGTAGAGACAGCAGAACGTGTTACTCACGTGATGAGAAAGACAAAGAACGAGTTAAAGAAGTTACAGGCAAATGGTTTTTATAGAGAAGTAGAATTAGGCGAACCACAAGCATATCACACAGATATAGAAGAACGTAAAGCTGAAGAGGGTGGATACTCTCTTACTAACGATGATAGATATAGTATCTATGAAGTACATGCAGATCTTGTTATAGAAGGTATAGATGATTCTGAAGAAGAAATAGCTAAACCATATGTTGTAACAATAGAACGAGGTTCTAATGAAGTATTAGCTATCCGTAGAAACTGGAACCCTACCGATAAACTCAAACTAAAAAGACAACACTTTGTGCACTATGTGTATGTCCCAGGGTTTGGTTTTTATGGGTTAGGTCTTATCCACATCATAGGTGGATACGCCCGTGCAGGCACATCTTTAATACGACAACTCGTGGATGCAGGTACATTATCCAATCTCCCTGGAGGTCTTAAATCTCGCGGGTTGCGTATTAAGGGTGACGACACACCGATAGAGCCTGGAGAATTTAAAGATGTTGACGTGCCATCAGGTAGCATACGTGACAATATTATGCCATTACCATACAAAGAGCCAAGTCAAACATTACTAGCTCTACTTAATCAGATTACTACAGAAGGCCGAAGGCTTGGGGCAATTAGTGATATGAACATATCAGATATGTCAGCTAATGCTCCAGTTGGCACGACGCTGGCACTCCTTGAGCGGACTCTGAAGCCGATGGCTGCAGTACAAGCTCGCGTTCATTATGCTATGAAACAAGAGTTTAAGCTTCTCAAGACTCTCCTAGCAGAATACGCGCCAGCCGAGTATTCGTATCAACCACAACGAGGTGAGGTTGGTGCTAGACAAGCTGATTATGGGTTGGTAGAAGTTATACCTGTCAGCGATCCTAATAGTTCTACTATGGCGCAGAGAGTTGTGCAGTATCAAGCTGTATTACAAATGGCTACGTCTGCACCACAGATATATGATCTGCCACAACTGCATAGGCAGATGATAGAAGTATTAGGGGTTAAGAACGCAGATAAACTTGTACCTATGAAAGAAGACATGAAACCTGTAGATCCAGTAAGCGAAAATATGAATGCACTAGTTGGTAAACCTATGAAAGCCTTTATATATCAAGATCACGATGCTCACATATCAGCACACATGGCTTTTATGAAAGATCCAGCGATAGCTGCTATGATAGGGCAGAATCCACAAGCACAATCAATAATGGCATCTTTACAAGCCCACATAGCAGAACACTTAGGATTCAACTACAGAAAACAGATAGAAGAGCGTCTAGGTGTATCATTACCTGCACCAAACGCAGAGTTGTCCCCAGAAGTAGAAGTAGAATTAGCGTCTGTGGTAGCTGAAGCTGGTAAACAACTAACACAGGCAAATCAACAGAAAGCAGCACAAGAAGCAGCATTACAGGCAGCACAAGATCCTGTTGCACAGATGAAACAAGCAGAACTTCAAATTAAGGCACAAGAAGTACAACGTAAAGCTAAGAAAGACGCTGATGATCTAGCTGTCAGAAAAGCAGAATTACAATTAAAAGCTGCTAAAGATAAAGAACAACTTAAGATCAATAAAGCTGAAATAATGATAGATGCTCAAAAAGAAAATGTTAAGTTAGCAACAGATAAACAAGACAAAACTGATAAACGAAATTTAGAAATACTTAAAACAATGAAGTAAAGGACAATTATGGCTAAAACCGTCTTTGACGTGCTCATACAACAAATAGAAGAACAGAAGTTATCTTCAACACAGTTTCTTACATCGGGAGGTCCAAAAGACTATGCCCAATATAAGGAAGTTACTGGCTTGATACGGGGTCTCGAGGTTAGTAAACAATTAATAGAAGACCTCTCGCGCAACCAAATGGAAGAAGATGATGACTGAACCAGCAATAGATCAGCCAGTGCTAACTGATAAAGAAATAGATGCACAACTCCCTAAACCTGTAGGATATCGTGTTTTAGTAGCATTACCTCAACAAAAAGATACATATGAAGGTAGTAATATATTAAAAACGGATACAGCTAAAAGACTCGACCATATAATGTCTATAATGGGGTTAGTTATGGATATGGGTGACCAAGCATATGCGGATAAAGAAAGATTTCCAACAGGAGCTTGGTGTAAGCAAGGAGACTACGTAATGTTCCGTGCTAATACAGGTACAAGATTTACAGTCAATGGGTTAGAGTATCGTTTAATGAACGATGATTCTATAGAAGCTGTTATAGATGACCCAGCTGGCATTCAAAGAGCTACATAGGGAGTAAACAATGGCATTTGAGAAAGTAGAATATAAATTTCCTGATGAGCAGGAAGAGAAGAAAATAGATGTAGAATCATCTAGCGCAGTAGAGATAGATATATCTGGAAAGGCAACAAAAGATGAATATGCAAAAACTGAAGAAAAAGTTGAAGATACAAAAAATACTAACGCAAGTGAAGTTGACATTGAAGTTGTGGACGATACGCCAAAAGCTGACAGAGGTCGCAAGCCGTCTGAGCCGCCTGCTGATGTCACTGAAGCTGAACTTGAAGAGTACTCCGACAAAGTCAAAAATAGGATCAAGCACTTCAGCAAAGGCTACCACGACGAAAGGCGTGAAAAAGAAAAGGCAATACGTGAAGCGCAAGAGCTCGAAAAGTTAACAAAACAACTTGTTGAAGAGAACAAAAAACTAAAAGATACGACTGTTAAAAATCAAACAGCTATGCTTGAGCAAGCTAAGAAAGCAGCAGAAAAAGAGTTAGCAAGTGCTAAAGCTGCATATAAAGTTGCTTATGAAGCTGGTGAAGCAGATACTGTTGTAGAAGCACAAGAAAACTTAACAGCCGCTAAGATTAAATCCGATAGGTTAAATAATTTCCAACTTCCTTCTTTACAAGAGAATGAAACTCCTGTAGAAACAAAGGAAGAGACCACTACAACCCCTGCGCCAGTGGTCGATGCCCGAGCTACAGAATGGGCGAAAGCCAATACGTGGTTTGGAACTGACGACGAGATGACAAGTTATGTTCTTGGGTTGCATAGCAAACTCGTAAAAACACACGGGCAGGCATACCCTCAAACAAATGCCGATGAATACTACGAGATTATTGACTCTCGTATGCGCAAACTGTTCCCAGAGAACTTTGAGGACAGTGAAACAGAAGTAGAGACTGAGACTGAAAAGCCGAAGTTAAATAATGTGGTTGCACCCGCAACGCGGAGCACAGCACCTAAAAAGGTAAGATTAACGCAAACACAAGTAACTCTCGCTAAACGACTTGGAGTCCCACTTGATTTATACGCCAAGAAGGTTGCAGAAGAAATGAGGAAAAAATAATGGCTGAGAATAGAATTAATCGTGAACAAACCGTACGTGAAACTACTACTCGAAAACAGGCATGGAGGAGGCCAGAAACACTGCCCGCTCCAAAAGAAGAAGCAGGATACACATACCGATGGATACGAACAAATACTCAAGGTCAAGTAGATGCTACTAATGTTTCCTCAAAATTACGTGAAGGTTGGGAACCTGTAAAAGCATCCGATCATCCAGAAATTACTTTAGTTACTATCGAGAACGAAAAGTTCAAAGATAATATTGTGATAGGAGGATTAATGCTGTGTAAGGCCCCTATTGAGCTTAAGAATGAAAGAACTGCATATTTTAAATCGCAGACTGACAATCAGATGAGATCAGTAGATAACAACCTCATGCGAGAGAATGACCCTCGTATGCCTCTCTTTAATGACAGGAAAACGAAGGTTACTTTTGGAAAAGGTAATTAATTTTTAACAGGAGACCAAAGCTATGGCTTATCCA